TCCGAAAACCTCTGCTTTCTCTTCTCTAACCTCTGTCTGGATTTCATCGTGTATGTTTCCTATAAAGTTATAGTTAATGTTCCACTTAGTTGCGTACTCATCCAACAAACACAAGGCTTTCTTCATAACAATAGCCCCTGCGGATTGCAACAAAGTGTTCAGTGCCGCGTGTTGTGACCGTACATAGACCCTTCGCCCATCCAAGCCAAGAACATAGCCTCTTCCAGATGCCACTCCAACTCGTTCTCGTAGTCTTCCAAGAGATGGCGTATTTCCAAGGAATTTTTCCTTAAGTCGTTTACCATCCTTTGCAGTTCCTCCAACGATACTTCCGATCTTGGCATCTCCTGCACCATAAAGGAAAGCGTATATGAAAGTCTTTGCTTGGTCTCTAGTTTCAAGGCCGCTAGCCAACTGATTTGCCGTGTGAATGTCTCCTGTGAGAATTTCATTTGTATAGCCCTCATCGTTCATGTAATGTGCAAGCATCCGTAACTCAAGACCGCTTGCGTCCATACCTACAAGTTTGTAACCTTCTGGTACTGTCCATACGTCCCTGCACTCCTTACCATAAGGGGAGTAAACCGCAGGTACTTGACCCATGTTAGGACTTGAATGAGTCATACGTCCTGTCACTGCACCGTTAGCATTGACATAGCCATGCACTCTACCATCCTCCTTAACAGCCTCCAACCAACTCTGAACCTGCGCCACACGCTTCTGTATCATAAGATACTCAGCTATCAAAGCGGCCTGTGGTATGCCCTTCACTGTACCTAGCACTGCCTCATCAACGATGGCCTGTCCTGTCTCAGTGAATTGCTTAGGTTTCCATCCATAGTATTGCAAGTGTCTGCCTATCTGCTGTCTTGAGCCTAGATTAAACACAGGGAAATCTATGCGACTAAAGGGTGCTACCGCTGTCTCCCATTGATCACCCAGAAACTTTAAACCTACAATAGAGAGATAACCATTCTTCTTAAACTTAGGTGTAATCTCTTTGACAAATGTTGGCAATGGTTTAAAAACCTCATGCACTTCATCTTCAAGGTCATTCTTTTTCTCCTTTAATGTAGCCAATAAATTGTATGCCTTTCCTTGGTCTAAGAGCCAACCTGTTTTAATCTGCTGAGTAACAATGCTTTGTACTTCATGCTCAAGATCAATGCTCTCAGACTCAAAACCTCTAAGTTCAGAAAGCAATCTCTTGTACACCAACGTATTAACTCTAACGTCCTGTATACAATACTCCAACATATCATACGAAAAAACATCCCAAACATTATGATCTCCTTTAGGGCAATTAAGTATAGTACCCCAGTTATCTAAGGAATGACCACCCTCTCTTGATGGATTAGCTAATCGGGACATTACCAATGTGTCAGTTATTTTACACTTGCTAAAGTCTACCGCTAGTAGTTTCTCCAGTACAGGTATGTCATACCCTATAAGGTTGTGACCAATTAGTTCGCACTCGTCCTGTAGTTGTAACCAAGTTATAAATTCAGGTAGTCTATCTCCTGACCAAGTAAGGGAATCATCGTGTCCTATCTGTCGCACAACAATACACCAAATGGTATCAGGGTCAAGCCCATTGGCTTCAATGTCAAGTACAAACTGTTTCATTAAAACTCCGATTCTTCACCCATAGGGCAACTAGTTTCAATCATCCGACCTGTCTCTTTATCGTAGTAAAGGTAACAAGCCGCACCAGTGAGTCCAACAAATCTGTTCTTGAGTACACGAACTGTTGTGGTGTTCCGTGTCTCAGGGTCAGCGTGTTGCTGATCTCGTTCAAGTCCAATGACCATATCACTTAGCTGTGCAATAGCCGCTGAACCTCTGAGTTCTCCCAAACTAATCTTACCACCATCTTCATGCGCCTTTGAGCCGCTAGGTCTACGCAAGTGTGATACTAGGAATAGCCCTACACCTGTCTCTTGAACTAGCTTTCTAAGGTTAGTCATAATGCTGTCGATGGCTTTACGCTCGTCACCGTTGTCCTGATCACTGACCACAATGCTCAGGTGGTCAAGAATAATCCACTTGCAGTCCAACCCTTTAGCCATATAACGTATGCGCCCAAGTAGGTTGTCCTCATTAGTAGAACCCCAGTGATCAAACATATAGATGCGCCCAGAGCCTAACGTCTTATCCCAATAACTCTTCTTCTCTTCCTCAGAGATAGTTTGGTTAAGATGTAATTGCTTCTCAGCTTCAATGGACATGATGCCTAATGCTGTCTTAGGTATGTCCTCCTCCAACGCTAGGATGCCTATGTTGTCCTCCGTAGCACCTAACAGGTAATGCTCTAACTCACGTACCATTTGAGACTTACCCATGCCGCTACCACTAGTGATTGTGACTAACTCACGCGGACGGAACCCATAGGTGTACTCATTCAGACAAGCCCAAGGATAGGGTATGGACTTAACATCAGCTTGCTTGATGATTAAATCCCAAGTCTCATTACCTGCAATGATTCCATCGGGCTGATATGACTTAGCGTTCCACCACTCACGAACAAAGGTAGTGACCTTGTTAGCCTTGAGCATATCCCCTGCGTCCTTCATGGACAATACGACATTCTTTGCCTTGTTAGGGGTGAACAAATCAAGGACTGACTTAGCCGCTAACTGCCCTGCTTTATCTGCATCAAAACAAATGACCACATTCTCAAAGGACTCTAACCACTCAAGGTTTTCTTTAATGTCTTTTGATGCTCCGCTTGCGCCACTTCTAATGGAGACAACAGGCCATTTTCCGTCAAACATTTCGTGAACGGCAAGTGCGTCTGCCTCGCCCTCTGTGACCGTAATGTATTTACCGCCACCCTTGAAAGCTTGTTGACCGAACAACCCAACATTATTAAATTCTCCTGTAGCATAAAAGTTCTTGTTGTCCACGATGCGTACCTTAGTGCCTAACACTGCACCTGAGTCCTTGTCGTGGTATGGGTAATGGTGTTTGCTGACCTTCCCATCAGGGGCAAACTCAACGGTGACTCCGTACTTCTTAGCCACCTCTTGGCTTATTCTCCTGTCAGGGATTGCCGCTACTGTTCCTGTCATTTCCAAATGCCTCGCTTTTCTTTGTGTTGCTTGTTCTATAACCTGACCATTCCCTTTCTCGTAGTAGCCACAACCACCTGAAAAACAGGTGGCGTGACCATCGGAATACCTCGCCAAGTTATCCCTTGAGCCACACTTAGGGCATGGCTCATGTCGGACAAACGAGGATGTCATTTAGAAGTCCTCTCCACCAGTATCTTCCGCTACCTCTAAGACCTTGATCTTATTGAGGTAGGTAGACATCCCATGTACAGGATGGGGCTGACCTTCCGCCCATAGTACACGAACCTTAGACCCTCTGCCAATGCGACCTTTAAAAGCACCACCATCAGCATCAAGCACAGGCACACTGTACTTAGTTGAGAACTTCCGTTGCTTTGCGCCCTCATACTCACGCAACTTAACACCTTTGCCTTCCAACTCGTCAGCGGTTGACTCATCCAAGGTTAGGACAACTGAATACTTACCAGTTGACTGACCCTGATACATCTCATGCTCGTCCAAGTTTTCAAACGCTAATAGACCTTCTAATACTGCCATAGTTACTACCTCTTTTTTTTCTCTAGCTTAGTGAATGACCCTTATGTATAACTTTTGTAACTTGTTATAACTTAAGAATCGTTTGGTTAATACTATAATTATATATTAAATATTTTCCTTTAATACATAAGTATAGTATAACATGAATTAGGGCATAACCTCAATCATTCAAAGTTATACCCATTATTCATCAAATGAATACTATACTCCTTGTGGGTAATGGGGGACGTTTCTACTCTCCTGTTATGTAAAAACTAAAATCACAGTCCTCACCAAAGGAAATATACTTTTGTTCAGTCTTTACAACCTCTCTCAGCACATAACCGTGGTCTGGATGTTTCATTACCTTGCCATTTTTATGTTTCTTTGGAGCATAAATATGTTCAAGATATGCTATTGTTGGACACTCTTCTAGCTGATTATAACAGTCTAGGTCAAAATCATATTTCTTTTTGATGTATTCCTCTATCGCCTCTAACACTTCATATTGACATAGTTTAATTTCCATTACTGTTCCTCCATATCCGCTAGGAATTCAAAGGGATTCACAAGGTCATCAAGAATGATCTGCATAGGGCTGTCTATCTCCCTTGTTGCCTCATTGGATGCTGACAGGCAGTCTGAGCATAACTCTGAGTAATCCCCTGTCGCTCTGTCAATCCTTCTCATCTCAAACTCATTCATTATAACGTCACACGCTTTGCATCTACTCATGGCAAAAAGCCCTCTTATGTTGGTCTAAAAACTCTTTAGCAGTCAGGGTGCTATAGTAAGCCCTGACGCTATCCTCTGCGCGTTGGTGCGCCTCCTGTAATGTCATGGCTAACATCTCATACTCAACCATTTCATCAATCAATCGGGTAATCGGTCTGATGTCGTTATCATCTCCTCCCTCATACCCTATCAAGCGTTCCTTTATCCTACTCATTATTAATTTCCTCCACCCTGTAAACATAACCAAAGGATATCACCAGTAACGGTAACAGTATTATTGTACCACTAAAGGGCATAGCCTGTAAAGAATCAGGGTCATTATCACTAACCGTCCATACTGCCCTAGAATCCACGAACTCTATATCAATACCAGTACCGTTGCGTGGTTCTATTGACAGCGTATTTTTACCAATTTGCCAGTTCATACCTCCACCTCCTCTAAGTCGTCATCTACCAAACCTTCTGCAAGGTGTGAGCAGTCATAATCAGCTACGGTATAGAGTTGTGGGTTGCCTTTGTTATCCGTTAAGGCTTCACCGTCCTCGCCTACCTTATAAAACTGTATATCCCAAACTGCTATCCAATGTCTCATACCTCCACCTCCTCATCTGGTATATAAAATATGATCTCAACTCGCGTACCGTGTAGATCAACCATTTCCTCGCGGTAATTACACGCTACATTCTCAGGCATTTGTGAAAGCCAATGCGTAAACTCGCTGTGTTCGTACAGGTCATTTGTTTTCATAACTCCACCCCATAAACAGTAGACATAAATGAAATTGCCTCATCGCGCATAACCTGCTTAGAATGCTCTGTGAAAGGTCTACAAGCATAAACACTCTCTAAGCCCTCCATGTGTACATTGGCTAAGTGTTCTCGCCTTACCTTATCATAGACCAAGTTTTGGGCGTAGGTTCTCTCATCCCCTAATCGGGACAGTGCGCCAAATTGTGCCGCTACTATCTCTTTTTGTGTCAATCCGTCAATCTGCATCTTA